GAATCTGATTTGTCTTTTTTCTCATGTGATTTGCTCCTTATTGAATGAGAAGGGAAACAGAAATTTATACTGTATAAATTTGCTGATGTAATTCAAGAAAGCACCCCTGTGCCTGTGATGGTGCCTGCGAACTTGTTGTTCCAAAGCGCACCGTAGGCTGCGTCACTTTCGGCCTTTCTTTTAATTGTCTTAATTGACAAAATATATTCTACATGAATCCTACCGCATGTCAAGCACCATTTCGTGTTTTTTTTGATTAATTTTTTATTACAAGATAAAAAAAATCATAATATCGAGTACACTTATACAGTACTTTTCGTTGCAAAAATCTTAATTTGTTATTTTTTTTTAAAAAATAGTGCTTGACAGTGCCAAGTTGTATGTGCTAGTATGCAATTATACTGATTGAGACAATATATGGATAACTTTCAGAATTCAAAATCAAACCTCGCAAAACTTCTTGCTACGGAAAATATTACTGTAGAGTACCGTAAAGCACAAACCGCATCTTTTAATATTGTGTCTCGTACACTGACTCTTCCTATTTGGAATGATATGACGCCTGAAATGACTGATCTTCTGATCGGTCATGAAGTTGGTCATGCACTCGATACTCCTGCAAAATATAGCGACAAAGAACTACAAAGTTACGGCAAAGGCTTCAAGACTTTTCTAAACGTTGTTGAAGACGCCCGTATTGAGCGCCGTATCAAAGATTGCTATCCTGGTCTTAAGCGCTCATTCTCAAAAGGCTATCAGGAATTTGTAAGCCGAGATTTCTTTCAAGTTCGGGGCAAAGATGTTTCTAAGATGCTGTTGATTGATCGAATCAATTTGCACTTTAAGATTGGTCCTTTCTTTCCCATCAAATTCAATGAAGTTGAAGCCGAACTTGTCAAAAGAGTTTCGGTTTGTGATTCATTTGATGATGTAATTGCAGTATGCAAAGAATTATATGACTACTGCAAGCAAGAATTAGAAGATAAGCGCGAAGAAGCGAAGAAAGAGTTTCGGGCTAAAGTTGAAGCCGGCGAATTCGATAATGAATTCCCTGATGAATATGGCGATTCTTTCAATGATTCGAATGATGACTTTGATTATCAGAATCCAAATGATGCCGATGACGCAGATTCAAATGATGACAATGATGATGAATTTGATGGCGGTTTCTCGAATGGTCGTCATCAAGAGCGGCCAGAGTATCGCGATTCTGAAGAGTTGAAACAATACGATGAGGTGAAAGCCGCCACGGATGAAAATCTAGAAAAGGCCCTCAAGTCTTTGACTGAACAAAAAGAATTGATGGTCGGTCTTGTGCCCTCTACCGATCAATTCAATTATAATAATTTGATTGTCAATTATAAGAAAATTATTGGCAAGCTATTGGTTAATAGTGCAAGTGTTCAAGAACAGTACATGTTTAATCTTCTCACCGAATTTGAAGCAAAGAATAAGAATGCAATTGCATATCTTGTAAAAGAATTCGAAATGAAAAAGAAAGCGGCCGAATTGCGTCGTGCGACTGTCTCCGATACTGGTGTGCTTGATACTAATAAGTTGTATACCTACAAATTTAATGACGATATCTTTCGCAAGATTGGTTCAGTATCCGCGGGCAAGAATCACGGCGTTGTTATGTTTCTTGACTGGTCTGGTTCCATGTGTGATAATATGAAAGGCACTATTGAGCAGTTGATTACAATGACTACGTTCTGCCGCAAAGTGAATGTGCCTTTCGAAGTTTATGCATTCACTACAGAATACAATAAAATTCGATCCGACAATTCTGGTTCTCCAATCTCATCCACGATAACAAACTCAGTCAATACACTTGAACTTAACGGTTACTGGAATCTGTTGAATTTGTTTTCAAGCTGTATGAAAACAAGTGAATATCGCCAAATGGCAGGTGACTTGCTAAATTGCGGTGAGATATATTCTAATCCTCGTAAGGTCAAAAGTTTCTTCATTCAAAAGAATTTTAGCCTTGGCGGCACTCCATTGAACCAATGTATTCTTGCTGCATCAGGTGTTGTGAATAACTTTCGTAAGGCTCATAAGACCGAAATCGTTGATGTTATATTCATGACTGATGGCGACGATAACAATACAATGTGGACTTCAGGTTCAGGCAAAGAAACGTTTGAACGTACTATTCGTATTGGTGCTCCCACGCATTATAGTGTTTCATATCTTGAAGACAAAGAAACCTATAAAAAGTACCGGATACGTAATTCTGGTATTACTCCGACTCTACTTCAAATTTTGAAAGATAAGACTGGTTGCAATCTAATCGGTTTCTACATTGTCGGTGAAGGTCGCCGCAACTTCAAAAATGCATTATCGCGATTCACGTGTATGGAGTCTGAAGATACATTTGCAAAATTTAAGTCCGAGAAGTTTTACTCCGTCAGCAACTATGGCTATGATCAATACTTTTTGATTCCTGGCGGCAGTGATCTTTCCGTTGAAGATGAAGACCTGAGTGATGCGTTAGGCAAAAACAACACTACTAATGTTAGTGTTCGTAAACTTAGGGGCGCGTTTATTAAGATGAACAAAAATCGTTTGACGAATCGCATTTTGTTGTCAAAGGTGATTGAGGAAATCGCTTGACCTTTCTCCACTTATCGTGTACAATATATTTTGTTGAGTTATTAATTTATTCCCCGAAAGGAACTTTATAATGATTAGCCACGAACAAAAAATTGCGTTTCTGACTGAAGCCGCAAACCGTTTTGGTGCTACTGTGACTCGTCAGCAAATTTTGTCGCTTGCCGAAGAAGGTTTCGGTCGGCACCTCTGGCTTGAATCTGATAAGTATCGAGTTGATCGCGGCACTTATCAACTTCCGCTTGATGAATTTAGCGTTAATTTGAATGGCGGTTTTGCTAAAGTAATTGAAATGCCCAAGCAAACTCGTTTTGCTGCTGAAGTGAAACCTTCTGCAAAAATCTCTTCTATTGGCCGTGTCGAAGAAGGTGCGATTATTCCAAAGGTGAATAGTCTGTACGTACCTTTCGGTTTCTTTGACAAGATGAAAGCTATCATTGAAAGCCGGCGGTTCTATCCCACTTTCGTTTCTGGTCTCTCTGGCAACGGTAAAACTTTCATGGTCGAACAAGCATGTGCTCAAACCAATCGAGAGTTTCTTCGCGTGAATGTCTCACCTGAAACTGATGAGGACGATTTGATTGGTGGCTTCCGTTTGATTGATGGTGAGACTAAGTGGTTCGATGGTCCTGTCATTCAAGCAATGAAGCGCGGCTCTATTCTGGTGCTTGATGAAATTGACCGTGGCTCTAACAAACTTATGTGCTTGCAAGGTATTCTTGAAGGCAAAGGCATTCTTATCAAAAAGACTGGGGAATTTGTTGAACCCACAACGGGCTTCAATGTGATTGCTACCGCGAACACTAAGGGTAAGGGTGATGAGACCGGTCGCTATATGGCGGCAACAATTCTTGATGATGCGTTTCTTGAGCGTTTCCCAATTACTGTTGAGCAAGAATATCCTGACACAGCAGTAGAAATTAAGATTCTCATCAAGATGTTTGATAGTCTTGGTATTGATGATACGGATTTCGCAAAAAATCTTGTGAAGTGGGCTGATATTATTCGCAAGACTTTTGAAGATGGTGCGATTGATGAAATCATTTCTACTCGTCGTCTTATTCACATTGCTGAAGCATACACAATCTTCAACAATAAGATGGATGCAATTCAATATTGTATCAATCGTTTCGATGGCGAGACTAAGAGTTCCTTCCTCGATCTGTATACCAAGATTGATGCTGGAATTGATCCAAATGCCGTTTCTGCAGAATAAGCAAGTGCTTCTCTAAAGAAAGAGGTCCGCAGACCTCTTTCATCACATATAAATGTATTATAACTTAATAATTGTGGTGATATAATGAAATTTGAACTTGATCTATCTCAACTTCGAACCAAAAAATTGTTTATTGCGACACCAATGTATGGTGGACAGTGTCATGGAGCATATACGAAATCAATTTCAGACTTTATGATTCTTTGTACCAAGTATGGCATTGATGCAAAATTGTTTTTTATCTTTAATGAATCACTTGTACAGAGGGCGCGAAATTATTTGGCGGATGAATTTATGCGAAGCAAATTTGATTATTTAATGTTTATTGATAGTGACATTCATTTTGAGGCGCAAGATATTTTAGTCATGACACATTTTGCAATTACTCGCGATGATATGGACATTATTTGTGGTCCGTATCCGAAGAAGGCAATTTCTTGGGAGAAGATTAAACTTGCAGTAGACAAAGGTTATGCTGATAAGAATCCTAATCAATTAGAAGAATTTGTTGGTGACTATGTTTTCAATCCAGCAGAAGGCGTTACTCAATTTAGAATTGATGAACCAGTCGAAGTGAAAGAAGGCGGTACAGGTTTTATGTTAATCAAACGCGAAACGTTTGAAAAATTTGATAGCGCATATCCACAACAGCGTTATCTTCCGGATCATATTCGCACAACGCATTTTGATGGTTCGCGAGAAATTACCGCATATTTTGATTGTCCAATTGATTCAGAATCTAGGCGATATTTGTCAGAAGACTACATGTTCTGTCAATGGTCGCGTAAAATTGGACTTAAAGTTTGGTTGCTTCCTTGGATTCGATTGAAGCATGCTGGCACATATATTTTCGGTGGCTCGCTTCAAGCACTGGCTACCGTGGGCGCTTCACCAACCGCCGGTCGTGACGTTATGAAAAAGGACGTTAAAAACAAATTTACGATAAATGAAAATGTTTCACCAGTTGCTAAACTAGCAGAAGTAAAAAATACCAAGAAAAAATAAAGGATAAGAATGATTGACTATCGTTATAATGAAAATGAACTCTTAAACGCGTTAAAGTTATATATTGATTCTACCTATAGTCAACACTATTCTCAAAATCGCTTTCAGGCAACAGAATTCATTATTGATGGTGGGTGCGCGAAGTATTTTGTATAGTAAATATTTTAAAGTATGTGCAAAGATATGAAAAGAAAGATGGAAAAATCGCAAGGGCCTGCTAAAATTTTGCACTATGCTATGATTATGTTATATATTCATGATTTGAATAAGGAAAAAAGATGAAACTAAGTGAAAATACGTTGAGTATACTTAAGAATTTTGCTACGATTAACTCTGGCATTCAGATTAAAGCGGGTTCTACAATCCGAACAATCTCAAAACAGCGAAATGTTCTTGCAAAGGCATCTGTTGCTGAATTGTTTGATTCTGAATTTGTAATTTATGATCTAAATCGGTTTTTGGCACTCATTACATCTTTAGAATCTCCAGATATTTTAGTAAATACTGATAAAAAGAATATGATCGTGAAGTCCGGTTCTTCAAAAACCATATATGGTTTATCTGATGAGTCTATGATTGTTGCGCCTCCCAATAAAGAACTTAAATTGGAAATCGCCGAAGTGAATTTTAAACTTACAAAAGAAGATTTCAATCAAGTCTTGAAACTCTCTGGCATTTTGGGGCTTCCCAATATCGCAATTATAGGTGATGGTAACGATATTTCAATTGCCACATTAGATGTAAAGAATGACGAATCGGATAATTTTTTGATTAAAGTTGGTGAGACTGAAGCAAATTTCAAAATGATTTTTGCGGCAGAAAATCTAAAGATGATTACTGGTAACTACACGGTTTCTATTTCATCTAAAGGCTTCGCGCACTTCAAACACGAAAAAGATGCATTAGAGTATTGGGTTGCACTTGAATCTGGTTCTAAATACGGAGATTAATTTATTATGACAATTAATATAATTTATCCGTCATCATCGGATGACAGAAAAAAAATTCGCGAAGCATTGCAAGAGATTTCTAATTCTTTGACTCGAATTGAAGCCGAACGCGATTTAATTAAAGAGATTCTACAAAATATAGAAGACCGCTTTGAATTGCCTAAAAAGTATACTCGCAAAGTTGCTAAAATTTTTCATAAACAAAATATGAATGAAGTTAAGGCCGAAAATGAGAGACTAGAAACAATTTATAAAACTGTGACAGAAACTTCGCCCACAAATTTATTAATGACCATTTGAATTTTAACTCGTTAGGTGTTAGAATATTATTATATTATTGTGAGATGAATAATGCTACAAGATTTTTTATGGGTTGAAAAATATCGTCCTAAAACTGTCAAAGACACAATTCTTTCAGCAGATATAAAGACAACTTTTCAGGAATTTATAAATAACAAAAACGTTCCCAATCTAATTCTCACCGGTGGTCCCGGCATAGGCAAGACTACTGTTGCGAAAGCAATGCTTGAAGAACTTGACTGTTCTTACATTGTCATTAACGGCTCGATGAACGGCAACATCGATACTTTACGAAATGAAATTCAAAATTTCGCATCAACCGTTTCTTTTTCTGGCGATCGAAAATATGTTATTCTTGATGAGGCCGATTACCTCAATCCTCAATCTACTCAACCCGCATTGCGGAATTTCATGGAAGAGTTTTCCGCCAATTGTGGTTTTATTCTTACTTGCAATTTTCTCAATCGTATCATCATACCTCTTCACAGCCGATGTTCTGTTATACAGTTTAAAATAAACGCAAAAGACAAACCTAAACTTGCTTCTCAGTTTATGAAAAGAGCAATTAAAATTCTTGAAACAGAAAACATTGAGTTTGAAGAAATAGTTATTGCAGAAGTTATCATGAAGTATTTTCCAGATTGGCGCAGAGTTCTTAATGAACTTCAGCGATACTCTGCTATGGGCAAGATCGATGCGGGTCTTCTTTCGAATTTAACTGAAGACAACACAAAATTGCTTATTAAGATGTTAAAAGAGAAAGATTTTACTGGTATGCGTAAGTGGGTCAACGATAATCTTGATAACGAACCTAACGTTTTATTTCGTAGAATTTTTGATGGCAGCCAAGAATACCTTACACCAAAAAGTATTCCTCAGATGATAATTCATCTAGGCGAATATCAATACAAGTCTGTGTTTGTTGTCGATCAAGAAATTAATTTTGTTGCATTTCTGACTGAAGTTATGTTTAGTTGTGAATTTAAATAAAAAAAGAACCATATAATGAAGTTATTTCATACCATTAAAGAATATCAAATTCTTAATGTCCTTTCGCGACTTACAACTAGTTTATTATGAATGAATTACCTAATCCGTTTATTTTTCTCAAAGCAATCTCTGAGACTAAAGAGAATTTTTTTGACGACAATAATAATACAAAATTAATTGAAAAATCTTACAAACCTTTCCTGGTGAATCGCGGGCTATCTTTATATATTGATACAATTCTTCATGTAAATAATGTTAATCTATATCATCTGCTTGATAAAAAACTTCAATTCATCTATTTACTAAATAGTATTAGGCAACGCAAACGTTATAGTAAATGGCCTAAAAATGAGTTGAGTGGAGATATCAAGATTATTTCGGAATACTATAAATATAGCTATGTTAAAGCTAAACAAGTACATAAATTAATACCTCCAGAACAACTCAAGACTATGAAAGAAAAACTAGAAAAAGGTGGTTTGAAAGAGGAGAAAGATGGTGACAATTGGCATTGAAAGTTTACTTGAGGTAAAACTAAAAAGAGAAGATGATTTTTTGAAAGTAAAAGAAACACTCACTCGAATTGGTATATCATCTCGCAAAGATAAAATATTATATCAATCGTGTCATATTTTACATAAACGTGGAAAATATTATATTGTACATTTCAAAGAGTTATTTGCATTAGATGGAAAAAACACAGACTTTGAAGATAATGATGTGGGCCGTCGAAATACAATTGCAAAGTTATTAGCCGAATGGGGATTGGTTGAAATTGTAAATAAGGATGCCGTCGAATTTCCTTGTGCGCCATTATCACAAATTAAAATTATTTCACACAAAGAAAAAAAAGAATGGCAACTTATAACGAAATACAATATAGGTAAGAAAAAGGAAGTATAATGGAAGAACTTATTCGAGCCGCCAAAATTGTTTTGGCCAATCATTATGCCTTTTATTTAAAAGCTCAAAATTATCACTGGAATGTGACTGGTCCAGATTTTAGTCAATATCATAAACTTTTTGGAAAAATTTACAATGAAGTCGGCAATGTAATTGATACTCTTGCTGAAGAAATAAGATCGATGGATTCTTATGCTCCAGCAAGTTTTTCTCGATTTTCAGAATTGACTCAGATTCAAGATGAATTAAATGTTCCTCCGGCACTGGAAATGATTCGCCGTTTATACAATGATATTGAGATTGTTCAGTCTAGCATTCTAAATACATATAATTTAGCTGAACAAAACAACAATCATGGTTATAGCAATCTTATGGCAGAAAGACAAAGTGCATTTTTTAAGCATGCGTGGATGCTAAAATCAACTCTTAAAATTATTTGACACACTTCAATAATATTGATATAAGGCGAACAATTTGGTAAGGGGACGGAAAAACTGATCACAGAGTTGCTCCAACTGAGGGATGCCTAGACTGTCCTGATCCAAACGTCTCACCTCGGTGGCGAAAAAAGCGATAGCAGAGAAGAGATAGGGCAATTTCTGGAGTTAGGGTGTCATTAGCACACCATTTATAGTGTCACAAGTACGCTAGCCCTAGTCGTGTCTGCAAACTCCGCTGTACTTACTCTCAAATGTATATTGGTCACTGAAACCTCTTTTTCTAAATATTTTAAACTTTAACATACAGTTGCGTATAAATAAGTAAAAGTTATTTTCTAGAAAATAACTTAAAGATTCTACTGCCTTAGTAGCGTATAATGCTGGCACAACGATATGGTGTCCCTGTAATCAGTAAGCAGGACTAATGCTACGCCTTTGGGGTGGCAAATTTTATTAACTCGCTTAAATAGGAGAGAAACTATTATGACATTTATTCCACAAGTACCAGCAGTATTCAAAAATTTCGATAAATTTTTTGTCGGATTTGACGATACATTCAATCGCTTGCATAAGATGCATGATGATATGACAAAGGATATTCCTAATTATCCACCTTACAACATTCGTAAAACTGATGAAAATACATATGTGATTGAATTGGCAGTTGCGGGGTTTGCAAAACAAGAAATCGACATTACTCTAGAGGACAATAAGTTAATTGTTTCCGGAAATACAAGAGATGATGTCGATAACTTCTTGTTTAAGGGCATTGCAAATCGTGCATTTACTCGCGCATTTGCGCTTGATGACAAAATTGAAATTCAAGATGCGTCGCTTATAAATGGTATGTTGAAAATTGCGCTTGAGCGAATCATTCCTGAACACAAGAAGTCAAAGAAAATCGAAGTCAAAGACACAGAAACGCCTTCCAAAAAATATAAAAAAGAACTCTTAGTTGAAGAACCAACTCTGTGATTGAAAAGAGTTTTATAAAAAATATTCTTTTGGGAATTTATGTGAGACTTATTTTCGCAAAATACTATTTCGCCAATTGCAAAATTCATGAATATCTTTCTCGTTCAGTAGATCATGCAGATTTGAAATTAAGAGAAGAAAAATTGAAAGTTAGAAACTATTTTTATGAATAATCAATGGTGGCCTGTAACAAACGAAACGCGGGAACAATTAAATTTTCCTAAACAGAAATAACAACTGGGGGGCTTTATGCCCCCCATTTTAATAAGAGAAATTGTGCAAGGCGAACTTCGAATTATTAAATTGTCTACCGGTGAGGAATTGGTTGGAAATGTAGTTGAAAAAAATAGTGCATCGTATCGAATTGAACATCCGTGCATACTTGGCATTACAATGAATTCGAATGGCAGAGCAAATTTGCAAATTCAGCCAATGTTAATTTTTTCCGATCAAAAAGTTGTGGAAATAAATAGAAGTCACATCATTTATGATGTTTCGGTTGCAATCGAAATCAAAAACAAGTATAATGAGATTTATGGCACAGGAATTGTCGTGCCGCCTCAACAAAAGATTATTGCGTGATATGCTTGATATTTGATGAAATTTTATACTCATTTTATTCGACAAGGAAATAATATTCTTGTTCGTGGATAT